CAAATGAATATCAAACGACTAGTGACTTTTTAAAAACGGCAGAATGGATAAGACAAAAACAAGGTAATTGTTTTATATATCCACAATTTGAAGAAATAGAAATAAAAGAGTTAATTTATAGAAAATATAAATCTTTCTATGTTCTTAATCCGTCTAGTTATCAAGCAATATATGATGACGATGGAAAATTATTTTTTGAGTTTTTATTTAAAAATGGCAAAAAATATATATTTCCAAGTGTCGATATAATTCATTTAAAAAATAGAAGAGGTTGTAATTCAATTTTTGGTGGAGATGATAACGGGAATATAAATACAAAAGAAATAAAACAAACTATCAATATTTTAAATGATACATTAAGTTTTATTCCTAAAAACTTAAAAAGTAGTTTAGGTATATCGGGAATATTTACTGCTGAAACAGTAGCAGAAGCAAGTAAATTAAAACAATCACGAGATAATTTTGAATCGCATATTTTTACAAGTGAACTAGGTATATTTGCAACTGATTTAGCTGGTAAATATACTCCAATTCAAAAAAATCCAGCAACACTACCACAAGAAACCATAAAGTTTTTAAAAAGCATAATTTATGAACGATATGGAGTTTCAGATGCTATTTTGCAAGGAAATTATACCACTGATGAATATTCAGCTTTTCATGAACTAGTTGTTGAAGATTTTTTTACTGAATTTGAACAAGCTTTTTCTAAAAATTTGTTTACTCAAAGACAAGTAGATTTTGGTCACAAAATAAAAGTGTATTTTGATAAAGCGAATTTAATGTCTAATACAAATAAAATAGAATTGTCTAATCTAGCTACAAATACAGGTTTATTAACATTAAATGAGATTAGAGAACTCCACGGATACCCACCAGTCGAAGATGGAGATATAAGGTTGCAATCTTTAAATTTTATAAATTCTGATTTAGTTGATGAATATCAAAAATTAAAAGTTGGAGGTGATAAAAAAAATGACATTATCGGAAAATAAAGAAAAAAGATTTGCAGAAATTAATTTTAGGAATAATAAAAAAAGGGAAATGGTTTTAGAGGGGTACGCTTTAAAATTTAACTCTCCAGCGGTGCATCGTTTTGGAAGCACAACCATTTCTGAAATAATTTCAGAAAAAGCATTAGAAAATACAAATATGGACAATGTACCACTTCGTTATAATCATACGGATAATATACCAGTTTTAGCAAGTACACGAAATGGGTCTTTAAAATTAGTTATAGACGAAATAGGTTTAAAAATAATTGCAACTTTAAGTAATACAAACATGAATAAAGATTGGTTTAGAATGGTGCAAGATAAATTAATTACTAAAATGTCATTTGCTTTTACGATTGACAGAGATGGCGAATTATGGGAAGAAAAAGAGGGGTTCGTTTTAAGAACTATCGCTAAAATAGACAAGCTTTACGATGTTAGTTTGGTAGATACGCCTTATTATGAAACAACGGAAATTGATGCACTTGAAGAGAGATGTCTAAGTAAGTTTAAAAAAAGTAAAAATGAATTATTAGAACTAAAAAAGAAAAAAATAAAATTAAAGTTAAAATATGGAGGTTTTTAATTATGGATATAAAAGAATATGAAAAAAGAAAAACAGAATTATTTTCAAAAATGGAATTAGCAGAAGATGAGGAAACTGTAAATTCAATAGGCTTAGAATTAAAAAAATTAGACATTCACAAAAATAATACGCAAACTAAAAGCTTACAAACGGAAGATGAAAACGGAGAAGCGTTTGCACAAAGTCAAGGTTTTCAATTTAGAGGAAGTTCGGATGATAATTTTAAAGAAATAAAAAGTTTTAATAAAAAGTCATTACAAAATGATGAAAATATGGAATATAGACTTGCTTTTAAAGAATATCTTACGAAAGGAAAACAAATTCCTAAAGAATTGAGAGATAATACCTTAACTGGGGATATTCAATCGGTTATTCCTAAAAATATTGTTAATAAAATTATAGAAAAAATGGAAATGATAGGATTTATATTACCGATGGTTACAAGGACAGCTTTTAGTTTTGGTATAAGTTATCCTGTTGCTGGAATTAGACCAATTGCTCAATGGGTTGGAGAGGGAGAAAAAAGCAAAGTAAATAAATTAACAACAACGGAAATTGTTTTTACACAGCATAAATTAAGAATAGAAATAAGTATGTCAGCAGAAGCTTATAAAATGTCTATTGATGCGTTTGAACGCTACTTTATAGAAACTGTAAGTGTAGGTATGGTTAAAGCTATTGAAAAATCTATAATTTCTGGAAAAGGGGATAATTCACCTAAAGGAATTTTAGTTGAAACGCCTGAAAATGATAAAATTATAAATTTTACAACATTTGATTATAAAACTTTAATGTTGGCAGAGGGTGCTCTTCCTGATGCTTATTCAGACGGAACGGTATGGTTTACTTCACGTAAGTTTTTTTATGATGAAATGGTGGGAATGGTAGATGCAAATGGACAACCTATTGCACGTGTTAATAAAGGTTTAGACGGGAAAGAAGAGGCAATTTTGCTAGGAAGAAAAGTAATTTTAGGTGGAGATTATTTACAAGATACACCAGATGTAAAAGCTTTTTTATATAAATTTAGCGACTATTCCTTAAATAAAATTTATGATTTAGGAATTATGGCTAAAGATGATGGTGGAGGATTTGATTGGGAAACTGAAGATAGAAGAATAAAAGCAGTACAAAATTTAGATGGAAAATGTTTAGATATTAATTCTTTAATAATTTTAAAATCTGGAAATGGTGGAAAAAAAGTAGCAGGAGAAATTTCTAAATAAGATAAGTTAGTTAGTTTTACTAACTTATTTTATTTATTTAAAAGGTGATAAAAATGAAAGAATTAAAAGGTTTAGGAATAGAATTAGAACCATATTTAATTGAAAACAAAGAAGATTTTTATTTATTAAATGATATTGAATATAGTGAACCTAATTTATATTTTAAATTAGAAAATGATATTGATTTTGAAGAAGATAATCCTGATTTACCAATAACAGAATTTAAAAGTAATTTTGACGGAAATAATAAGATTTTAAGTAATATAAAAATAATTAATACTAAAATAAATTATGTAGCTATTTTTAGTAAAATCACTGGTAATTTAGATAAAAAAATAGTAATAAAAGATTTAAATTTAAACAATATTTTAATTTTAGGTGATTCTTATACAGCGTCGCTTGTTGGATTAGCTACAAAAAATATAGATTTTGTAAATATTAACGCTGAAAAAATTAACCTTAAAGGAACTGCAAGAGTTGGAGGGTTAATTGCTGATGCACAAGATGGCGTAAATTTAAATAATATTTATGTACAAGGTAACAAAATAACAGGGACGGAAAGTGTTGGAGGAATTTTAGGTAATTTATCAAATAAAAGTATATTAAATAATAGTATATCAGATATAAACGCTATAACCTCAACTATAAATTCAGTAGGGAGTGGTGGTGCTGGAGGATTAGTAGGAATTTTAGGTACTTCTAGTCCTATGATTAGTAATTGTGAAGTAAGAGGCGAAAGCATAATATCTAATCGATACGCTGGAGGGGTTGCTGGAACACAAAAAACAACAGGTACGGTTAAAAATTGTATAGTATTAACTAATATAATAAATGCAACTGTAGAACCTGAAACGGCGTATAGAATATCTAAAGATTATTTTTCAAAAACAAAATTAGAAAATAATAAAGCTTTAGAAAGTGTTTTAGTAAACGGTGAAATTATTGGAGAAGATAATTCAGAATATGGAGCTGATAATCCACACGGCATTAATTTTATACCTATTTCTAATTTAAGACAATCAATTAATTTAGTAGAAGAAATAACAGAACCTGAAGTTGAAGAAATAACAGAACCTGAAACAGAACCAATACCAGAACTAGAACCAATACCAGAACCAGAACAAATACCAGAACCAGAACAAATACCAGAACCAGAACAAATACCAGAACCAGAACAAATACCAGAACCAGAACAAATACCAGAACAAATACCAGAACCAGAACCAGAACAAATACCAGAACCAGAACAAATACCAGAACCAGAACCAGAGCCAGAACCAGAACCAGAACCAGAACCAGAATGTACAAGTGATATTGAATGTTATTTTTTAAACAAAGTTAAAATTATGTTAGGGGTTTTTTATGATGACCCTATTAAAGATATGGAGATAAACCAACATATAGAAAATGCAAAGGAAATATTACTAAACGCTGGATGGAAACGAGATAATATCGAAAATAATTCAAGTGTACAAGCGGTATCAATTATTATAAAAAATAATATATCGGAAAATTATAATAATTCTTTTCAAGGAATGCTATTAAACTTAATTAATCAAAATAGGTATTAACAAATGAATCGCTTAAAAAATAATTTTCCTATAATAATTTATAAAAAAATAAATAATAGAAACGAAGAGACAGGAGAAATAGAAAGCAATTATTTTATAATAAAAAATAAAATTTTAGGTAAAATATCTGATATTTGGTTTTGTGATTGGATTGATTTATACGGATACCAACAGATTTTAAATCAAGCCAACAATCTTAATATATCGGCAACTATTAGAATGTATTATAACCCTAGCCTATATAACCTTATGGAAGAAGAGCAAATTTTTATAACGAAAGGTAATATAATTTTTGATGGTGATATAGAAAAACTATATCAATTGGCAGGTTCTGTTACTAATATAAAAGGTGAAAATCGATATATGGAATTTAAAGTAACACGCAAGGAGCTTAAGTAATGGAATTAGTAAAAATTATAGGAAAGCTTTTATATCAAACTTTTAAAGATGACAAAGTTTTTAGTTATTATTTGGAATATAATGAAGTAGAAACGAAAGTTGATAAATATTTTGTTTATAGTTTAGAGGGGACAACTAACGAATTATACGCCGATAATACAAACTTTTTAGAACAAACAACTATTAGAATTAATTTCTATTATAGAAAACAAGACAATAATTATGAGTTAATAAATAAATTAAAAAATGCTTTTAAAAATGCTGGATTTAGTTTAATAATAGGTGATATTGACATAGGATTTGCTAATGACCCTTATTTTAAATGCAAGGTATTTGAGTTTATATACGAGGAGTTTACGAAATGAAATCATCCAGTTTATCGGACGCATTAAACGAAGCCTTAAAACAATATGGAAATGATATTTATCGTGCAAGTAACATAAAAGGACTAGAAGCAGGAGCTAAAGTCTTAATAGACGCCTTAAAAAGAAAAAGCCCTGTTAGTTCTGGTAAGTTTAAGAATGGGTGGACACAAAATAAGAAATATAAAGGTCGTAGATATATTGGGAATACAACTTTAACAGATGAAGGTATACCTTTAATTAATATAATTGAGTACGGTAAACATCAACAACCTTTTATAAAATCTACATTTGAAGAAAATAAAAATAATATAGTATCGGCGTACATTAACGCCATAAAATCGGAGGTATAGATGAGTGATAATTCAGTAGTACAATTTGGACTTACAAACCCACACTATGCAGTTATAAGTGGATACGACACGCAAGGGCAAGAAATATACGAGAAGCCTATACCTTTATTATATGGGGTATCAGTAACATTAACTCCAGAGGGCGAGGAAGTTCTAGCATATGGCAATAATACAGTCGTTTTTAGCCAATTTGGTAATTTAGGGTATAAAGGAACGCTTGAGCTAACTAATTTACAAGATGACTTTAGAATAAATGTTTTAGGCGAACAAATAGACAACGGAGTAATATCAGAATATGCTAACTCAATTAGTAAGGAATTTGCTTTAATGTTCCAATTTGAGGGAGACAAAAACGCAAAAAGACATTTATTTTTTAGGTGTAGTTGTTCAAGAGTAGATGTAACAGGCAAAACTAATACAAAAACTTTAGAATTCCAAAACGCAACCTTAAATTTGAGCGTCTTACCAACAGTAGCATCTACTATAGTAAAATCAAATGTATCAAGTACACAAGAAAATAAAGCTATATATGATAATTGGTTTAACGAAGTATATACTCCACGATTGAGCGAACAGTCGCAAGTAAAACAAGCAGAAATTCAGTCAATAGAAAGAGTGATTGAAGAACCAGTAACAGAACCAGAACCAGTAACAGAACCGATAGAAGAGTAGGAGGTATTATATGGCAGATAAGACTATATTATTATCAAGTGGTAAAGAAATAAAATTAAAAAATACTTTTAGAACGGCGAGAATGTATAGGGAAGTATTTAAAAAAGATATGTTAGCAGATATGCAAAGATTGGCAGTACAGACAAGCAAAAAAGATACTTCCGATTTTGATTTTCAGATACTAGAACAAGTATGCTACATCATGGCTAAACATGGCATGGGAGATGAGATTGGGGATATAGACAATTTCTGTGATTATCTCAGTTTTGCAGATATGAGCATTTTAATGTCGGCACTTGCTGAGTTGTGGAATATGAATACAGCAACAACGGTAGTAAGAACAAAAAAGTAAATAGTACCAGTGATGAGCCCTTAACATATAGTTATCTGTGTTTTGTGGCTTTACAACTAGGTATACCTATATTTCAAGATGAAGACCTAGAAATGGGATTTGTTATTGACTTGTGCATAGAAAAAATAAACAGTGAGCAAGAAACAGAAGAACCTAAAGCAAAGAAATTTACTCAAAATGATTTTGATAATTTTTAAAGGTAGGTGGTAAGACATAGCAAATATTAAAGGATTAACCATTGAAATAGATGGCAAAACAACAGGCTTACAACAAAGCTTAAAGACAATAGAAAGTTCAGGGCGAGACCTACAAAAAGAACTTAAAGAAACAGAAAGATTACTTAAATTTGACGGTGCAAACCCACAATTACTAGCTAATAAACAGAAAATTCTAACTGAAGCCGTAGCAGAAACTGAAAAGAAACTAAAGTTATTAAAAACAGCCGAAGAGCAAAACCTAGAGGCTTTTAAAAAAGGGGAAATAACCGAGGCACAGTTTAGAAAATTACAAACTGAAATTGTAGCAACAGAAAATAAATTAAAAGGGTTAAACAGTCAACTTACCAAAACGAGTGGATGGGATAAAGCAACGGCTGGATTTAATAAGGTTGGAGATGGAGCAACAAAAGTAGGAAAAGCTTTAACTCCAATTAGTGCAATCGCAGCAGGAGCAGTTGGTGGGATAGTTGCAGCAGGGGTTGCAGCAGCACAAAGTGCAGACGATTTAATAACTTTATCAGACCAAACTAGTATTTCAGTTGATACTCTCCAAAGATGGGGTTCAGCGTCTGATTTTGTAGATGTTAGTGTTGAGAGTTTATCTAAAAGTTTACTTAAAACAAGACAGAATATGAATAAAGCAACCGATAGCACAAAAGGTACAGGACTTGCCTATGCAAAACTAGGGGTAGAAGTAAAAAATGCAGATGGAAGCTATAGAAATTCTGAAAAGGTTATGTATGATGTTATAAACGCCCTATCAAAAGTAGAAAATGAAACGGAAAAAGCGGGACTTGCACAGGAACTACTAGGCAAAACATATACAGATTTAGGTTCTATATTACAAAATGGAACGGCAGATTTAGAAGCTTATGGGCAAGAAATGGCAGATTTAGGGCTTATTATGTCCGAAGATGTGCTAAAAAAGAATGTTGAGCTTAACGACCAATTTGATAAGGTTAAAAGAAACTCAAAAGGTTTATTTGGTGCCGTTGGTACGGAGATTAACCAGTTACTCTTACCAATGATGGAGAAATTAAACGAGGTACTTGCAAAAGTGATAAATTGGTTTCAAGGATTAACAGCAGAGCAAAAACAACTTATATTTATAGTCCTTGCAGTAGTGGCTGGACTTGCACCGTTGCTTTTAATTATAGGGCAAATATCGTCAGGTATAGGTGGTGCTATGACCTCAATAAAAGCTTTAAATGTAGCAATGAATGGCACACTATTACCAGTTACTTTAGTAGTCGCAGCGATAGCTGGATTGATAGCAATTTTTGCTAGTCTATATAAAAGCAACGATGAATTTAGGGAAAATGTCGACGCAACATGGCTAAAGATAAAAAAAATATATCAAGATACTATAAAGGTAATTTCAGACTTAATAAAAAAATGGCTTGATGATTTTAAGTTGTGGTGGGCAGAGAACGGCGAGGCTATAATTGAGAAAACAACCCAGATATGGGAGGACATAAAACAAGCTTTTATTATTGCATTTGATTTTCTTATTAAAACTTTTAATAAATTTAAAGAGGAATTCCAAAAATTTTGGGCAGAACATGGCGAAGAAATAAAAGCAATTTGGAGTAGAATTTGGGAATTTATGGAGAAAAGCTTTAATAATTTTATCGACGGTATAAAAGCAATATTTAAGATATTTAAAGGCTTATTTAATTCAGATTGGAAATTAATGCAAGAGGGACTAGTTGAATTATGGAATGCTTTTTGGAAACAAGTCGGTAATATTGTTAGCTTAGCATGGGATACTCTCAAATTAGCCTTTAAAGTGTTATGGAATGCTATAAGTAAGTGGTTTTTAGATTTAGTAGATGATGTGAAAGAATGGGGTAAAAACCTTATACAGGGTTGGGTTGATGGGATATTAGATACATGGAACTCACTTAAGAAAAAAGTATCAGGAATAGCCGATACAGTCACTGGATGGTTTAGTGGTGGCAAGAGTAAAAGCGAAATACAACTTAACACGGTAGGGCGTTCAATTTTAGATACTTCAAGCCTAAGTAGGTTTAATAGCAGAAATAACGACATGATACAACAAAGGCAACAACAACCAGTTAATATTATTCAAAATTTTTACACAAACAATTTAGATACAAGACAAATGCAACGAGAAAGTGCAAGGCAATTTGATAATATTATGGCAGCGAGGACTTACTAATGGGTTCTTTAAAAGAAACAGATAAACTTATATATATATATGGAAAAAATACAATAGAATTAGGGGCTTTTTCTTTATTCAAAGTTACAGATTTTAGCGAAAAAATAGATAATAATTTAACCAATACAAAAGCAATAGGTCAAGACGGCGTAACTTGTTTAAGTAGCAGTTTAGATAGTCGCTTTATTACTATAAAAGGGTTAATATCTATGAGAAACGAATACGAAGAACTAGAGCGTAAAATGAGGATTTGCTTTAACCCAAAACAAGACAGTTTTAATTCTGGTAAGTTAATTTATCGTGGGGTTGGTTTTGAAAAAGAAATAGAAGCAATTCCTTTATCAATGGTTTATTTTGACCGAAAATTGGGCGTATCATGGTTTAAAATAGAGCTACAAGCTACTAATCCATATTGGGGTTTAAAAGACCAAGTGGAAGTGTTAGCAGAACTAACCCCAAAATTATATTTTAATATGCAATTTGCAAGTCCTGTTATATTTGCTAACTCAAAATCAATGAAAATAGGAGAGATAGTAAATAAAGGGGATGTACCAGCAGGTTTTAGGGCGAAATTTAAATGCAGAGATGGTACGGTTAAAAATGTACAGATTGAAAATAAAATAACTGGAGATTTAATAAAAATTAATGTAGATATGGTAAAAGGTGATGTATTAGAGATAATATCAACCCCAACATATAAAAATGTACTGCTAAACAATATTAAATCTTTTAGCAAATTAGATAGAAAAATAAGTAATTTCTTTTATTTAGATGTTGGTAAAAACACTTTAAGTTACGATGCAGACATAAATTATAGTAATTTAGATGTAAGTATTTTGTACTCACCATTATTCTTGTAAGGTAGGTTTTATATGATAGATGTGTATGGTAGGGGATTTGAATTTTTAGGTTTTATAGATAATTTTGTTGGTGTTACAGTTGAAAAAACATATAGGAATATATCGAAATTTAATATAGATTTAAACAGTTTTGAGTATTCAGACATATTACAAATAGATAATTATATATTATTTAATAATATACCTTATATAATAAAATCGGTTAACCACTATAAGAATTTTAAAAACGAAACTATTATAAAAGTTGCTGGATTTAGTATCGATTTCTTTTTGCAGGATAGAGTTATATTAAATGAATTTAAAGTTAAAGAGGGAACAAGTTACGAGGAACTTATATATAAAATAGTAAAAGATAATCTTATAGAACCAACTAATAACAAAAGACAAGTTAAAATAATAAAAAATGCAACTTTTAAAAATATAAATTCATATAGTCAATCAAATTATAACATGCAAAATATGAGCGTAAGAGAAGCAATAACCTTATTATGTAGTTATTCAGGACTAGGCTATAGAATTAATTTTAAAGATAGTTATTTTGAATTTGAGGTATACCAAGGACGATATTTAGTCGATAGTGTTATATTTTCAGATGAATTTAATAATATAGCAGATACGGAATTAATGGTAGACGAGGGAAATGTAAAAAATGTAGCTTATGCTATAGATGAGGAAACAAATAAAATAAAAGAACTAGGGTTTTATAATCAAATAGAAGAAACAGGACTAAACAGAAAAGAAATTATTTTATTAGAAGAAGACGCAACAAGGGTAACTGGGGTATTAAATCTAAGTAATGATACACTAAAAGTACAAGCCTTAATCTTACCAACTAAACAATTTGAATATAAAATAGACTGGGATTTAGGAGATACTGTTTTATTTGAAGATACACACTTTAATTTTACTAGAGAACAGCCTATTTTACAAATAATAGAGTATTTAGGGGCGAACGGTACTTATGAATTAGAAATAAAATTAGGGGAGAAAAAAATACAATGGCAGCTAAAATAGAGAAATCATTTCCATTTGCAAGTAAACAAGTTTTAAATACTGAAACTGGGTTAATGGAAGCAGACAGAACTTATTCAGATTTTGATTTTGCAAATTATTTTAATAAGTTTATAAGTGATGGCGTTTATCCAAACCCCTCAAACCAGCTAAAAGTTGTGTCTGTAGACAGCAATTTAAATCTAACTGTTAAAGTTGGAGCTGGATTTATTAAAGGTAGAGGTTATCAGCTATCAGAGGATAAAACTGTTAAAATAAACAATCCAAGTGATAGCATGGATAGAAGAGATATTATAGTTTTACAATGTGATTTTAATGTAGATAGAGAAATAAAAATACTATATAAAGCAGGAGTACCAAGTTCTAACCCAATTAAACCAACTATAACTAGAAATGCCGATGTGTGGGAACTAGAACTAGCCGAGGTATTGGTAAGGAGAAGCACTAAAGAAATATTACAAGCAGATATTACAGACAGTAGATTAAACAGTAGCTTATGTGGTATAGTGGTTGGACTTGTACAACAAATAGATACTACTAATATTTTTACTAGCTATCAATCAGCATTAACTTTAGCCCAAAATAATATTAATAGTTTTGAGAATAAATACAATTCATGGTTCAATACTATACAAGCAGATATTTTAGATAAAAAATATTTTGATTTTGATAATATGCTTTATAGAAAAGGATTTACTTATAAATATACTAAAACAACTACTAAAATAACAGAGCAGATTATAAATACTATTAATAATTCAGTTTATGCAACAAGGACTACAGATATATTAGCAGATAAATTTATAATAAAAACTATTTGTACAAGTCAAAATATAAACACTACAGAAACTTATAATAAGATAGCTGGAAATTGGGAGGGTAAAATTGAATAATATAATAATTTATGATGAGATACAAAAATTAAACGACCCTATAAAAAGAATAATAAAAATGAATTTTGTTATTGAAGGTAGCGGTGTAGGAGTGAATGGCATCTTTTCTGTTACCTTGCCCTCACCTATTGTGGATGGGGACAAATGTAAAATAAAACTAATAGGTCATTTTTTAAGGCTACCAGCCTATATTTTTGGGACGCAGTCGGATCATAATGTGAGTGCTAAAGTATCGGGAGTTGGAGCAACGAATTTTCAGCTAGAAACAGATGGTTCTTATGCAAAATCATCAACACTTTCTATAAGCCCAAATTTTAGTGAGAATATTATTTATAATGGAAAAAGATACCACCTCTCACATCTTCACTCACCATACGGCGAAACATATAAATGGAAAGTAACGAAATATAACGATTTGGGCTGGTCAAATGAAGAAAAAGTTTTCTATTTAAATGATGGGGATATACGATACTATTCTATGGCAGTTGAAATAATAGAATATAAATAATAGAATATAAATATTTGAATATAAGAAAAAGTCGCCTGTGAGGTGATAGATGGATGGTAAAAGTAACATTAAAGAAAGGGCAAAAAAATATATATGGGGGCTTGTGATAGGTATTATGTACTATGTAGCTGGTGAGGTATCAAAAACCATACAAGAAAAATTTAATATGGTAAAGGATGCACCATCAATAGATTATATGGTAAAAGAACCGCCCCCATCAGTAGATTATATAGATAATGAAATTGTAGAGGATGAGCCGAATATAAAAACTATATCAGCTTTAGAGAAAAAAGCTAATGATATAAATAATTTCAGTTTTTACGATAGAGATAACAATGTAATTATAACTATTTTCTATCAAAAAAGAGAATTAGAGAGAGAATTAGAGAGAAAAACACAGGAGAAGATAATAAAAGAGAAAGCATTATTTAACAAAATAAAAGAATTAACTATAGAGGAAAGACTTAATTTAAATTTAGAAGTAGAAATAAAGTTAGAGAAAGGGGTAACAATAGAACATGAGTAAAAAAACAATCGCTTTATTCATATTTACATTGATTTTTATACCACCAGTTAGTATTTATATATTATGGAGACATAGCACTATAGGAAAAGATTTAAAAATAGGATTAACAGTGTTGGGTTGTCTGATGTCTATATGGTTTTTATTAAGAGTAGGAGATAACGATAAACCAAAACAAGCACCAAAGAGTACCTTACCAACGACGACTACAAAAACTACTAAAACCCAAAAAGAAAAAAAAGAAAAGGTAATATTCAAGCCAACAGATGAAAATATTGAGTTATTTAATGAAAGAGTAGCATTAATTTTAGAAACAGGAGCAGATGTTTTAGAAAGTGTAACTCCAGAGTTATCTGATACTGGATATATAAAGATTATAGTAAAAAACAATATTTGGTATAATTCAAGAGAAGATTTAAAAATGACGGTTGCAAAAACTACATCAAAACTATTAATAGATGCAATATTAGGTTATAATATGGTAAGTGATAAATATTTATTTACTATAATTGAGTATAAAGATAGTAACGGAGTTATAGTAGCAGAAACAGGAAGTACAGGAACAACTAAAATAATTAAATAAAGGTGATTTTTATGTTCAGTATAAAAGGTATACCAACTATATTACAATATGATACAAAATTTCAAGATATAAAATTTAAAAATAATACAACTTTAAAATCTTATGGTTGTTGTGTAATGTCAATGTCAATGATTATTGCTTATATGCTAAAAGCTACTCCTGATAAATTTAGACAAATTGTAAAAGATGTAGTTTTAAATGGAACGAATGAAAACGGAGATGTAACTTATTTGCCGATGGTTGTTTTAGGTCAAAAATTTAAATGTACTATGGCTCCTGATGCTTTTGCTTGTGTACAAAAAGGAATACCTGCAATATTAAGAGTTAAAAAAAATAGTTTTAGTCATTATGTAGTATTTAATGAAGCAGAAGCAGGTGCAAAATTTCAAGATTATAAAATAATCGATAGTGGTTTTGGACAAAAAACGCTAGGAGGATTATTGAAATTTGCTAAAGCTGAAAACGATGTTACAGCAATTACTAAAAAATTTATAATAGAAAAAGTGGTATAAAATGTTTTTATTAGGTATAATAAATATAACTTTATTAATAATTTTAATTATTTTTATATATGATTTAAAAGAATATATTAATAATTTAAAATATGATATTAATAATTTAAAAGAAAGTCAGAAGTCGATGTTGTGGAATTTTAGAGAGGTAAGATTAAATCAAGAAGAAACAAATAAGAATAAATAAAAGAGGTTTAATATTTATTTTGAAATTGCAACTATAATTACATTTTTCTTTTTACTTTTTTTGATTTTATTAATTTCAATTATTGCTTTAAGCAAAATTATAAAAATAGAAAAAGATGAAAACGAAAAAATTGAAAAAATTGAATTAACAATTGAAACAAAAAGCAACAAAAAATAAAGTCCGCAGACAGGGGCTGGTATATTATTGAAAATTTATTTATAAATGAACTTAAAGAGATTTTACCTTCCATAAAGGATTTTAAATATTTTTTTACATTATCTATTTTTAACGCTTTAATTTATTTTACAAAAGTAAAAACATTTAAAATTAAGTATTATTTAATTTATATTTGGTGCATAGTGTACGACATTTTAAATTTTATTTGTTTTAATAAATTAAATTTTAAATATAATAAAAATAATAAAGATTTTTTAAATACTCAACATGATATTATATATCAATTTAAAGCAACTATACTTGATTTACTTTTTTATAGTTTTATAATTTTTATGTTTAATGTTATTCCTTATCAATATATAAAGGAATTAGCAGAATATTTAAATTTTGAAGGACTTGAAATTTTTTTACAAAGCAATAAACAAATAAATGTTTTGGCTTTATTGTATTTATGTAGTAAGTGCTTAATTTCATTAAAAATAGCAGAAGTAAAGAATGAAAAAGCAAGAAAAGAATATGAAGAAAAAGAGGGGTAATTTAAAATTTTAACATATTTAATTGTAAGTTTTTTTGAGGGAATGCTTTTAACTGGAATAGTTACTAATTTTTATAAACAAAACTTATTACTAGGAGGATTAGTAGGAATATTAAGTTATTTAAGTTTATATTTTATTACACCAGTTAATTTTGTATTATCAATTTTATTAAGAATTACCTTATTAAATTTTAGTATGTACTATTTTGTAAAAAGAAGTAATAAAAACAAAGAAATAAACAAAAATAAACCTCTTTTTATGCAAATAAAAATAACAGGATTATTTGTATTAAAAATAGCGTCTGAATTATTTGTTTTTTTAATATTACAAAAAATATTATTTAAATATGATATAAAATTAGAATTAAAATATCAAGATTTAATTTCTATAATTTTAAGTTTTCCTATTTTTTATTTATTATCTCAAGTTAAGAATTATAAAAAAATTTATGAAAAATTAAAATCTTATAATATTTTAAATCTACAAGTATTATTGCAAGTTTTATGGGCAGTTGTTTATTTTCTTATTTATATTTGTTTATTGATTTATAAATACAGATTTAAAATATAGAGAGGGGGTGAAAATATGGGTTTAGTCGTTTTAGGAAATTTATCAGAATTAGAAAAAGCAAAAAGAATAGAAGAATTAAAAAAGTTAGAGGGTTAAAATAATGAATAAATTTTTAATTTTTATTTTTAAAATTTTTAAAGTAAGGTTAGATAAAATTATTTTTTTTATTTTAAAAACTTTTAAGGTTAAATTAGATGCAACGATTTGGTTTGTTGATAAATCTGTTATTTCAATAATTCAATACTCTTTTTTCTTTTTATTATCTTATCTATTTGACAATAAAAACGGAATTTACAAATTAACATTTTTTTTATTTATATTTTCTTTTTTTATAAGAGATAGTTTAGAAAAATATTCTGAAGAGTTAGAAGAAAAGCATAATAAAAGGTATTGGACAGTTCTACATTCTTTTCCTTTAATGTGTTTTATAGCTACTACTTCTAATTTAATTATTTACTTGACAATAGCAAAATTTATAAATAATCCTTTTTTATTATTAATTATATGTATATTGATGGCTTTTAATTCTATAGATTTTGAAATTTTATTAAATTTGCCACTAGGAATTAATTTTAGTCATCCTGTATCGAAAATTATTAAAGAATATTATCATGCAGGAGAAAAAAACGAACTTTTAAAAGAAATTATTAATAATTTAAGTGAACAATACGGCGAAGAAATGGAATTGCTTGTACAGAACCTAAAATATAATAAAAATCATGCACAAGTTAATAAAGATAAATATATTTGTAAAACAAGTTTTTATGAAAAAATTAATAAAATGTTAGTTCTAATTGGTTTCGCTTATGAAGAAAATAAACGGACTATAAACGAACTATGAACGGACAAAAAAGACTTCTTAAGAGTTTATAATATATATATTAAGAGAATATCTTATATATATAAAATTACTTTTAAAAAGTCTTTTTTTGTTTTTTAATTTAGTTCTGAACAACTTAATTATAACAAAAAATGTTTTATATTGCAAGGTATTTCTCTTAATATAGTTATATTATTTTAAAAAAATATAAATTAATTGGAGGAAATATCATGCGTTATGGTGAATATGCGTCAGGCGGAGACATCCGTACAGTAGAATTAAAATCAGGTGGAGATAAAGGCGACCTTGCAGCAGCATTTGCAATGAGCGACCATACTTCAACTGCAGCAGCAGGAAAAACAGGATTATATTTATTAGGTGGAGCAGCAGTTATAGGAATTCTTGGATGGGTTTTCACTGTTGGAGATAAAAACAACGCTGAAAGAAACGCAGCAACTAATTTAAATATAGCTAATCAAAGCAAAAATGATGTTTTAACAATATTATTAGCTAATCAAGGTGGAGGAATTGCAGTTAATGGAATGCCTTCACGAGGAAATAATCAAATTTTAGGTTAAAACTTAATATTAATTTAAACAAGGGCTAGGCTATTTTGCCTAACCTTTTTTAATATATTATTATTAAGTCTTAATATATATAAGAAAGGAAAGGCAAGATGGATGTTTTTAGTGCTTTAGCAAAATCTGAAATAACAAAACAAGCGATTAACGAATTAGTTCCAACAATTATTTCAACTGTTAAAGAAGCAGCACCTATGTTTATTAATAGTATGATACAAAAAAATAATCAAAATAATCAAAATAATAATTATTTAAATAATCAAATTCCCCAACAACTTTTACAACAAAACAATACCCCTCAAGTATCAGAAGAGGAAGTTTTGCAAAAAAGAAAACTTAAAGCATTTGAAAGATATTTAAATAAATATCCACATCTATCAGAGAAAAAAAGAATTTTAGATAATGCACACAAAGAATTAGCTGAAGAATTAGAGGAATTATTTAATAATGAAGAAAATGGATATAATCCGATTTTAGAAAATAAAATAAATGTTTTAGAGGAAAAGTTAAATCAATCTAACGAACGATTTAACTTGCTTATGGATTTTGTAGAAAAAAATAATATTCAAGTTCAATCTATTGAAAACAATTCAAATTTAATTAATGAAGTAGCTAATGAAAAAATAGATATTCCAGAAAATTTAGAAATTGAAATGATAGATATTCCTGATAATTTGCAAGTGATGGAAGAACCTGCATTAGTTGAAAATTCTTTAGTTGATGAGAATATTATAAATTCAGAAGAAACTACAAAAAACAATATAATTTTAGATGCTGAAACAAATATAAACTCTCCACCTTTAAACTTATTAGAAAAAAATAAAAAATCTAATAAGAAAAAGAGGAGATAAAAAATGAGTTTAGCGACTGGTTTTATTGAAAGTGTTTTAAAAAATCCTAAAGAAAAAGCGGAATTATTAAAAATTTTTAGTGATTATTTTGATAACCCTGATAATGAAGAAGAATTAGTTAATTCTATAATGTCATTTTTAAATAAATATTTTTCTAATATTGAAAATGAAAAAATATTAATAAAAGTTTTAAGTAAATATAATAAAAAAACAGATATTATTAATTTGTTATTTCAAAAAGACTTAAAAAGAGATAAAGAAATAGCATATTTAAAGTCTGAAATTGAAACCTTAAAAAAGAAGTAGGTGAAAAATATGGGAAGTATGAAAGATTATTCTAAAATTAATGCAAGTAGACCAATTGGTTATGTATTTGTTGATAAACATTTACTACTTGGACAGGATTTAATCGAAGAAAAAAATATTTTAAATGCAACTTTTGTAGATAAATTAAAAGAAATAATGAAAACTCACAACTTGATTTTAATGTCTTGTATGTGTGATAACAAAAAATTTGATGGAATAATTGACACTTTAGCTACTATTAATGTAATTCCTGATGGTTTTAACAATATGGATACAGAGATGGATTTAAGTAATGAAGATAGTAAAATATTTTCTTATCAAGCAGTTAATTTAGCAGATGAAATAGCTGATGAAGAGTTACCAGAAGAAGCTTTCATTTTTGTAGATATTCCAATTCAAGAAGAAAAAGAAATGGAAGAAGAAACTTCTAAAGAAGAAGAAACTTCAGAAGTGGAAACTGAAGAAATGGAAAAATCTGAAGAAATGGAAACAGAAGTTAAGACGGCTTTAGATGAAAAAATGGACATGATAATAGAAAAATTTGATGCTTTAGAAAATAAAGTTTTTGAATTAGAAGCTAAAGTTAGCTAATTTAATCAAAGGGAGGTTGTCTTTATGAGAAATACTATACAACAAAGCGGACGAAATTTACAAGTTATTCGTGGAAAAAACAATTTAAATGGATTAGCTTTAGCTGGTTTAGGTTTAAGCTTTTATGGTTTAGGTTGTTGCAATAATAATAACGAAATAGCTATTAATTTTGCTGATGATAGATGCAGAATGCCAGAGCCTATTTTATATGATGATATGATGTACGACGAAGAAATATTTTAAAATAAAAAAGGAGGTATAAAATGATTAGTCCAGCATTATTTTCAAACAACAATTTTAGTGGAAGTGGAGACATAGCTATTAATTTTGCTGATGATAAAAAAGATTGTCATATAATAGACAATTTATATAAAGCTATTAATATTACAGCACAAGATATAGCACAAAATGCACTTGTAAAGTTTAGCAACCAAACTGAACCAAATCAAACTTTTAATAACAGAGGCAGAATAAAATCTATAATTAAAACATTGCCAATGGCTGGTAGTGATATTAACACGGTAGGTATTTTTGTTCCTAGATTAACTGGAATATATAGCATAGAATTTACGGCTAATTTCCCAATTTCTTTAGGAATTCAAACTTTTGCAGTAGCTATAAACGGAGTAGTTCAAGAAGCAAGTAAAGTAATTGCTGGTATTGGTTCGGTTTCAGCTAATATTAATTACACTACTAGACTTCAAGCTGAAGAACAAATTACTATCTTAAATCTTACTCCTTCTACAATAACATTACCAGCACTTCTACTAGGAACACCTAATGCAACAATAACTATTCAAAAATCAAATTAATAATAAAAGGACTATCAAGTCCTTTTATTTAATTAAAGGTTAAAATATGAAAAGGAATATAATTATACAAAATGCTTATTGTGAAAACGAAGAAAAAGAATTTAATTATAATTATTTAAATAATATTAATAATAATGTTAATAAATCTAATATAGGTTTATTCAATATAGCTCAAAATTCAAATAAAGTAATAGTTGATAATTCTTTTTTCACTTTTGATAGTTTAGGCGAAACAAATACAAAAAATATAAATTATATCTTTAGTAATGATTTTATAACTATACAAAAAGATATGTTTTTAAATATAATTTTTAGTGTAAATTCTATAACATCGTTTGGGTTTACAATTACGATTTTAAAAAATGGATTAAATTTTGCAAATAATGAGATTAATTCTTTAACCTCAAGCAATGCACAAATTACTTTATCATGCAATGTTTTATGTAGTGCAGGTTCGCAAATTCAAATTAAAAATAATAGCGATGGTGACATTGCACTTACAGGCAAAAATTCGGCTAGTGTAAGTATTTTTAGTATTTTAATATAGATAGTAATTTTAATATAATTTTAGGAGGAATAAGATTATGGCTTATAAAGTAACTTCAGCTTTTATATCTACTTTATTTTTTTCAAAAACACCCACTGGTTCTAATTTAATTTTTGACTATGCAAAAATAAATGGCAATATATCTTTCACCCCTCCATCGTCGGACATAATAATAAATGAAGTAGGTATTTATACTTTAAATGTTACTAACTTAGAGCAAGGAATGTCGGTTTGGCTAAACGACGGAGTTAGTCCGATTTATTCCGTTGCAAGCTCAACTGTTATCGATTCAAGTACTCAAGTTATATTAGATATAACTCGAATTGGAACGATTGTAAATATTAAAAATAATGCAAGTATGCCAGTCCGTGAAATTTCATTAGATGCTGGAGTTCAGTTGACACTTGTGAAGGAATTAAGTACTTCTATCTCTCCTTATTCAAATATAACGGTTTTACAACCTCAAGCACCAGTCATTGCTGATAGTGTTCCAAATTCTGTAGCTGTTCAACCTTACACTCCAGTCCCAAACCAAGTTGCACAACAAGGCTATGATGGATGGTATTTTACAAACACTGTAGCAGGAAATCACATCAATTGGTATATGCCAACTCCAATGTCTCCAAACGGCACACCTTTAACTGTGAATGATTTAGACAATTTCTATGCAACACTAAAAATATTTAATGTTGTAAGTTTGCCGTATATAAATATATATACCGAGATTGGTTCAGGCGGACAAAATCCTGCTAATAAAGGTGGTTCTTGGTATCAATCAAGATTTCAATATGACCCATCAGTTCAATATTCAGCACAAATTGCAACACAAGTTGTTACTTCAAAAGATTTAGCAGGAAATTTTTTAGGTGCTAATATTAATATTATTGCTCAAGTTCCTAAAGTAAACACATTAGCTCCAATTGTTACTAATCATACTAATTATGCAGTAGCATTAAGTCCAAGCGTTGTTGGAGGTGGTGGTTCAAAGGGTACGCTAAATGGAGCTGAAAAAATAATAGCTATTTCTATTAATACAAATTCAGGTGCACTACCTTCTGGTGTTAAATTCATAGCACAGTCAATTTTTGTAAGTGAAACTGTTTCTTCAACTTCAAATCAATTTAATTTTTTAAATGAAACTATTGCTCTACAAAATGCTCAAACTGTAGTTAATAGACAATTCAATATCGCTCAAAATGATAGCGATGCTGGATTAACAGTTTTACCTTTAGACTTCTTTACTTTTGACACAATTAACAGCACAAACACTGCTACGCAACTTGAATATGTCGCTGGTTCAACTTTTATATCAGTTTTAGACGATTGTGATATTTCTATAGATTTTTCTTTTACAACGATTTCCACAGGACCTTTAACAATTCAAATACAAAATAATCTTGTAACTGTTTCGAACGGTGTTAAATATATTCCTTCTGGAATAGTTGGAGAAACAAGTTTACAAACAAATTTCCGAGCAATTGCTGGAGATAAAATAACGATTTTTAATGCTTCAATAGAAAGTTCAGTAGGTCTATTTGGTGAGGGTTCAGCAAGTTTAAATATAACAACTTTGTAATTATTTTTAAAAATGGAGGTTAAAAAATGGGAAAAGATATATATATAAACTATAAAAATGATTTTTCAGAAGACTTCGATAATGATTTTTTCTATTATCCATCACAAGCACAAATACCTGCTCCAATTCCTCCAATTCCTCCAGTTCTTAATAGTTTTGCTAATTTTTATGCACTTATGCCAAACGATAACCCTGCTCCAATTCCAGTAGGGGGCAATGTTGACTTTCCACAGGATGGGGTAATTGGTGGTAGTTCTATAACAAGATTAACCTCAAACTCTTTTTCTTTAAATGATGTTGGAGTTTACCAAGTGTTTTTTCAAGTCAGCCTAACCCAAGGGGCACAACTCGTTTTAACTTTAAATACTGTCGAAATAGCATCGACCGTAGTGGGTCGTGCTACAGGTAGTTCTCAATTAACCGAATTAACTTTAATAGAAGTTGATATTCCAGGGTCAATTTTATCCGTTAAAAATTCTATTTTTAATCTAACACCTTTAACTATCACAGCTCTCGCAGGTGGTAGTAATCCAGTCAGTGCAAATTTAGTCATCACTAAGTTAAGTTAAGTTAAGTTAAGTTAATGGACTTTAAACAATTTTTATCAATTTTAGGCACGGTTGCAACAATTTTAGCGACCTACATTTCAACTAATAGCTTGAAAATTTGGGGCTTTAAAAAGAAAACTGTTCAAAAAATTCTATGGGTTTTAGGGCTTGTCGCCTTACTTTCCCACTGGAATATTAGAATTTGAAGTTTTAGGTTAGTAGAAAATTCTACTAATCTTTTTTTATTCCAAAACCTAGTAAAAACGCCGAAGCTAGAATTCCAATATTGGAACAAAAAAAACTCCTTTTTAGGGGAGTTTAAAATAAATATATAACACGGAGGTAATAATAAATTTGAAAAAATAGTATATTAAAAACTATTTATTTTATTCACTTATAATTATAACATTTATTTAATTATTTTCCAACTGAAAAGAAATAAGTTCAAATGTTTTAGTATTAATATCATAATAACTATTATTATCAACAACTGAAGATTGAGAAATTGATTTAAGACTTTCTTTTATATAAAGAGTTTTTTCCTCTTTATAAGGTACTTCTTTTAACTGTATATTTGTCTCGTAAGTTTCCATTTGTAATACATGCCCTATATACTTACCTTTAGAATTTTTTTTATTCATAACTTTTGTAGTTTTCATAAATCCTTGTTTTTCAGAACTAATTTTACTAATTAATATCCAATTTTCAGGGTCTCCGTACACTTCAACATCTGATACTTTTTGTTTTAAATCTTCATGACTTGTTATATTTACATTTCTTTTTTCCATAATATCCTCTTTTCTTTTTTTATAACATTTATTTGATTTTAATAAAAGTATTTATATCATCTAAAATTTTTGTAAAATCTCTCCTGTTTTTAATAAAATCTTTATTGTCAACATTAATAGTTAAAACTTCATAATTCTTTTTATTAAATTCTTTTTCTACAAATTTATCATAATTTTCCCAAATTTCATAATAATAACTTTCTAATTCTCTTGATTGTTCAAAAATTCTATTTCTTTTTCTTATTCCTTCACGAACTTTACTAAAATTTGCTTTTAAATAAATAATTAAAATTTCTTTACTTTTTATTTTTTCTTGAAGTTGCTCAATTCTTATATTATAGTCGACTAATAAAGCTTCTTTATCGTGAAAATTAATTTTATTCATATCAAATTGTAAATTAGTAAATAATAAGATTTCTTCAAGACTTCCATCAACTATAGAATTTTCATATTTACTAGCTTCTAAAATGTTATTAAATCTATTTTCTAAAATAAAATGTTGACTATTATAATTATTAAAAACATCTTTACTATTATAATTTTTTAAATATTTATTATTATCAATATCTTCATAAAAAGCTTTTAAATTTAATTCTTTTGAAATTAATTCAGTTAAACTAGTTTTACCTAGTCCAACCATCCCTGTTAAAATTATCATATTAACTCCTTTTAGTTTATTTTTTATTGTTGGAAATCGGATTTTAGGATACCTAATTGATGATGATGTTGTTGTGTTAGGTAAAAATGGCTTCTTTCAGTAGCTTCTTGCATCATATTAAAACTATTATTGCTCATTTCCATATTTCTTTGCATCATATTAAAAATATTATTATTACTATTATTATTATTATTATTATTATTATTATTATTTTTTTTGTTTTTGTTATTATTCATATTTTCATCATCCTTTTTAAATACTATTTTACATTCTTTCTTATAATAATCTAAAGTTTTCTTATAATAGACGCTTGACTTTTCAGATAAAATAAAAACTTGTTTTTCAAATTCGTTCGTTAATTTATCTATTTTCACCTCTTTATTTGTATTAATAATAAGGAAATTATTTATATTTTTAAGATGACATAAAACTAAATTATTTAATTCTTGGCTAAACAGTTTACTATATTCTTCTTGAATGTACTTTAATGTACTGATTAAAATATTGCTGTTATTTTTTTGTTTTATTATCTCCTTAATTACATCTCCTGTTTCACTATTCAATCTATTTTTAAAAGCCATTTCCTGTAGACTTATATTTAAATTTAAAACAGATAGAAATTCTGCTTTTTCTATATCCGATAAACTTAAACAAATCTTTTTATATTTTATTAAATCAAATAGTTCAATTTTCATTTAATCCTCCTTTAAACTCCAAACCCACAATATTAACAAAACAACTGCAAATATTTTAAAATTCCACGACCAATTTAAAAACACATAAAAACTTGTTAAAAAGTATATTAAATTTAAAATAAAGTATAATATATTTTGAAGTTTATAAATCATTTAATTAATGCTCCAATCATATGCCAAACTTTTAAATCATATGCAATAGTAATTATAATATAAATTAATATAATATAAACCATATTTATTTTTTTTTTCAATGTAGAATTAATAAAAATTATTATTAATCCTAAAATAGTTTTAATTAAAATATCTAATAGAAATTTATTCATTTTTCCCCCTTATTTTTTAGTAACTTTCATAACAATTTTTAATAAATTTACAAATTGGTTCTGCTAATATATATCCTAAAAGTATTGCATTTACATATTTCATAAAGTGTAAAAAATCTTTTAATAAAGATAAATCTATATTATAATTTGGAATAAATTGAGTTAAAATACTTAATAAAACTGTAATAAATAAGACTGATAAAGATATATAAAACATTAATTTTATGCTATTCATTGTTTAATCCTGTAATCGAAATTGAAATTTCCATGTTTTTAATCTCCTTTTAATTTATATTATTCTTTTTAAATTCTATAAAATACCTAAAATTGCAAAAATCAATACTACTATAACCAAATACGGATATATTTTTTTAAAATAAGAATTTACTATATTTGTAACTCCTAAAAAATATTTATCCTCTTTTTCTTTATTCATCATTTTATAATTTTTATTAATAATTGCAAATAAAATAGAAAAGAAAAAAATAGAAATTAACCACAGAAGTAAGGGAAAAATTGTAATTGATAATAAATATAAAATAATTTTAATTAACATCTTCACCTCCAAAAATTCCAGTTGCTATTTCTTCAATTTTTTTATTAAGTCCTATTTCTAAATTATCAATAAAACTTTTAATTTCTTCATCTGTTGAATTATCAACATAATGTGCAATTATATTATTAACTAAATCACTTTTTGTACTTCGACATAGAATTATTTTTTTTAATATATTTATCTTTTTATAATCTAATTCAGTTATCATTTAAACCTCCTGTAATCTTTCTTTTTATTTTGTCATGATAAATAATACTAAAACATATTTTTTAAATCAAAATAACCGTAAATTTTACAAATTAGATATACATATCCTTATTTGCTTTTGCTTTTAAATATTCTATAAGTTCGGCGTCTGTACTATTTTCAATAAAAATATTTAAATGTTTTTTAAAAGCGTCTAATTCATCATTATCGTCAAATCTTTTTACTTTACAAAAATCTCTTAAATTTTTATATTTTCTTTTTATAAATTTTTCTACTTCTGATTTTAATTCTTTTTCTTCTTTGTCCGACATTGTTTTTTGGAATGAGAAAAGTTCTTCAGTTTCTACTTCAATAAGAACTTTATAAATTAAATTTACTTTTTCTGAATTTTCCAATCTAGAATTTAATATTTCTTTAATTTCAGAATAACTAATTTTATCCAACTAAATCTCCTTTTTAATTTTGTAATTGTGTTTTTAAATCTTTAAAATAATCATCAACTGAAACTTGACTTATACTTTCGCTTTTATTTATATCAATTTGAGCTTTAATATTGTTTGTAAAGTCCATCAAATAGTCAAAATATTCTTTATGCACTTTTCCAAATTCTTTTTTAGTTTTAACTTTATTTAAATGATTTGTAGCGTGTAAAAGTTCCTGCATTTCACAATAAAAGTTATTAAGAGAATATCTTAAATCAACTGCTTTATTATATTTTTCTTT